CGGATTCGTGAAACGGCTTCCCGGCGTACATGTACTCTGATCGATGGGTAAGCGGGGGATCAGGTTGCCGACAACTCCGAAGCGCACGCTCTGCTGGTTCGATCTCGGAGACATGATCAAACGTGGCGTCACTCCAAAGCACGGGGCCAGCAAAATGATCCGAAATTCGCCCACGGGAGAAACCAGAGTAAAGGCCAGTCGCACTAGGCAGCTTTAAGATCGCACAACGCGGTAGGCCCCAAAGCATGGACGGACAGAATGATCCGAACCGCACCCCCGGGAGAAACCGGAGCAAAGAGATCGCCGCTAGGCTAAAGCCCTCACTGTTCCCGGTCGCCTAGATCTCCGCTCCTGCGGTCGAGGGACACAAAAAAAAGAGCGCACCCTTACCGGATACGCCCGTAAAACTACTTGGCTTGCTGCTTGGCTTTCCACTCCTGGAACCATGCCTCAAAATTGGCTCTCGGCATGTACCAGCGTCCCCGCTTTTTGTGCGCTGCCGGGATTGTCCCACGCGTGCAGGCGTTGACCAGCGAAGTGATCGGAATCTCGAACCCCTCACTTCGTGCGATCTCCTGAGCCTGCGCGCTGCCGATGAACTCGCCCACACGTTGACCGGCCAGATACTCACTGATTGCGGTATGCAACTCGGTCAACTCGGCCAGATCTACCAACCGCATGACGTGCAACGGCTTCTCTGGATGCGTGATGAAAATTTCTTGGCTCTTGCGGTCGGTTTTCTGCACTTGAAACATGACTATATCCCTTTCAGGTAGGCGTCAACTGTATCTTTCTGGGCCTGCATGTCGGCCACGAAGGCATTTAGGTCATCGAGTAGGCCGACTGCTATCTCGGCTACGGGCGTCTTGTCCTCCCAACCACTGCGCTTGCTTAATCCGTAAACTACCGTATCGTCGTCGCCGGGGCTGGCGTTGTCCCTGATCGCATCCCACAGCTTTGCCGGCAATTCCTTGGTCGGCACCGGGATTACAATGTCGTCGTAGCGAAAACGAAAGCCCCAATATTTTTCCAATTCGTCAAACTCAAATTCAGCCAACGTGACAGGGCCGCGGCGCGCCGGTATGACGGTGATGTCAAATTGCAAGTGCTCAAGTAATTCTGGTAATTCTGCGAAAGTCATTTTGCCCCCTCTTAGAACGATTCTAAAATAGATTATCTGTTGCACCCAGCGCAACCCCGTCGATCACATAGTGGCGCGCCGTGGTCTCGATGCTCTTATGCCCTAATTGCTTCTGGGCAATCCGAATATCGCGTTTTGCTAACTTGGTACCCACGAACCGGCGAAAGTCATGCGGCTTGATATGCTCTAGCCCAACCTTAGCAGCATACCGCTGTACCATCTGCCAGGCGCTGACGCGGGTCATAGGCTTGGGTGAAGGGTCGCGGCTACCCCGGCCACCAAAGGAGGTGAAGATCCAAGGCGATTCGATGCCAAGCCGATCACGCGCCCGTAACCAGGAGTCGATAGCAGCCTTGGCGCGCTTCCCCAGTGGCCTAGCCTCGGCTTCATCCATGTTTTTGCCCCAAATCCACGCTACCCAACCGGCGCCATCCTCGCCGTCTTGCCATTGAATATCCGCCACCTTGAGCGCTACCGCTTCACTGATACGCATACCGCACTCAGCAAGGGTCATCAGCAGCGCACGGTGCATCTTACCTGCCGGGGTCGCTACGTTGGGCGATTCGGTGATGCGGGCCATATCTTCCGCACTGATCGCGGTCCGTGCGTGCTTGCGAACCCGATCCTTATTGGCTGACCGGCGCAAGCCCTTGATATGCCTGAACTGTTCGGCCAACTCATAGCTGATGTAATTTTGCTGGGCCGCTTCCGCCATGATCGAGCGCACCGACGCCAACCGCTGATTGATCGCGCTGACGCTGTATTGTCGCCGGTCGCCTGCCTGGGTCTGGTAGCCATCCGAAAACATGTTCTGCCGCCATCGGGCCAGGGTAGCGGGTTGCAGTGCATTGCCCCAACTGGCAGCAAATAGGACGTAGGCGGCGAAATGAGACCGATACTGCTGGATCGTGTTGGGGCTTTTCGTGCCGGCAAGTATCGTCGTATCGAACTGTGAGCCAATAGCCAACCCCTGTTGATAGAACGCAATTTCTGTCATACCACCACCACGCACCATCGAATGCAGAATAGGCAAACAAAACGTTGTTTATGTATGCCTAACAGACTGTCAAAAGACAGCGACATTAACAAAACGAAAGTGCCAAAAACGGCAACCGTAAAGCCATTATTGACACCGCCCAAAAAACGTTGTACCATGTAGTAGAACCTTCACAGAGATTGGAACGCACCCAAAGGTTCGCACCTAACCGACTCCCGTTGCGGATGTTCCGACCGTCCCCGCAACGGGAATTTTTTTATCTCGCCCAGTCGCTAAAAGCCACCACCACCAACAAAGCCAACAGTAACACCACCGGAACCCATTCATGACCGGGCGGTGTCGATGCCAAAAATCTTTCTGATTGGTTAAGCATTTGCATTCGGCTTTCCACAGTAAATCGGCTGCTCGTACCGTTTGGTAAAGAAATTGTGACTGTGGGTGAGGCACTGCCAAATGTCCACAGGCTCTGATCCGATTTCCCCGATAAATCTGCACGCACACGCTGTTTTTGTACCAGTTTTTTCGATTCGGTCTAGCCAGTCGAGAATATTGGCTTCCGTCGTTCCGATTGGGAAGTGCGCTAACGGCTGAGTCGTGCGGTAGTCGTCGTCTAGTTGCATGTTCTTGTACTGCGTTCTCAGGTTTTCTAGATCGTGCTGCTTCATGTTGCCTCCATAATGTTATTTTTTGTTGCTTGCCGCATATCATAACCCAAAACAACCCCATTGTCAACAAGACAAATTGCTGATACTTTGCGGCTATCGAGAATCATGGTACAATCTCGCCGCGGACGACAACGCATGGTTACCTCCTTTGGTTGATGAGAAGAGTGAGCAGAAAGGGCGATCTGGAAACAGGTCGCCCTTTCTGCGTCTTAGGGCCACAAACGCCATACTTGCCGCCCTACAACAAATGTGTTACTATTTGCGCCGGACGGTTGCCACTCACGGTGGGTGGGGAACCGTCTTTTTTTATGCCAAAAATTCTGCTGATAGCACCCCGATCAACTGGACTTGTCGTTGAAGACGAAGTTCAAGACATTTTACGCAGTGGGCTGGATGTAACCCCGATCCTTGGCACGGTCACACTGCAAGAAATCCTTGATGATTCCGGCGAGTATGACATTCTTTGGATTGCTGCGCACGGTGGGCCGGATGGGGTGCGACTATCAGACGATCAACTGTGGCGCACAGATGAGCTAATCGACTACGCCAAAGACTTTGCTCTCATCGTGCTGAACACCTGTAGCAGCCTTGAAATTGCGCAGGGGATTAGCAACCGATGGGGCGCCGGCGTCATCTGCACAATTGCCGATGTTGGGGATCGGGACGCTGGACGGGTGGCAAGTCGCTTTGCTCGTGCGCTGGCAACAACTGGCGATGCCGGCCAAGCGTACGAATACGCCAAACGGGGCGCGACAAAAACGTATCTCTACGTAGGTGGGCGTTACACAATGATTGATAGCAGTGAAAGACAACTCGCCGCAAAGATAGACGAGCTATCAAAGCAGGTGGCAAAAATTGAGCTTATGCTGAATCGAGATATGGCACTGCTTGCCTCTCGCTTATGGCTGCTCGAACGCGTTGTCGCTGCGGTGGTTGGGCTGTCGCTGCTTGAGTCGTGGCTTATCATATTCTGGCTAAGGGGGTAACTTGAGCATCTTTAATCAGGCAGTCGAGTCAGTCCACAAGCGTGGCTTTCATAGCGCCGTGCCGTCGATACATTTCCACAACGTGCGCCTTATGGCCCAGCTGGCGCGCCTGGCCGAAGAGATTGGCGAATGGAGCGAGAGCGGCGGGAATGTCAGCGAACTGGCCGATGTGGTGATCGTGGTCGCTCAAGTGGCTTGGCTGCTACAGGTCGATCTTCACGAAAGCACGTTCGATGTGCCAACCAGCCAAACCGCCAACCTTTCCGAAATGCTGGGCACGTTGACCCGCGGTCTACGCAAAAATGACGCCACTATGATCGCTATGTCGCTGAATTGCCTTGTCGCTGACTGCGTGTTGCTGGCGCGTGAAAATGGCGTTCCTGACCTGAAATTTGTCATTCAGGCCAAGCTGATCGCCGACGAGAAGCGCGGGTATTTGCATGGTGCGCGCCTCAACTAATCCGCTGAGGGAGTTACTCTACATGGGCGTTAACTGGTATGAAACTGCCGAATCGCTAGATCTGCTGGCCCATATTATCTGGGCCGAAGCGGAAGGCGAAGGGATCGCGGGACAATGCGCGGTTGCCTCGGTAATCAAGAATCGCGTTGCCTCGCCTCGGTGGTGGGGCGGCACTATCCGCGAGGTCATCTTGAAACCTTATCAGTTCGAGGGCATCAAGCGACTTGGCACAACAAAGCCCTGGATTCCCGATCATTTTCTCACCCTGGCTGTGCTGGCGACGCTGAACCAGTTGGTCGATAAAACCAACGGCGCCACGCACTTCTGCCGGCATGATGTTAATCCAGATTGGCGCGTGAAACTTGAGTACAAAACCAGAATCGGAAACCACGTTTTCTACAGAGAAGCTTGATCCCATCCGCATTGCATCCAAGCTGCCGCCACTACCCAAAGAGCGCTGGCTATCGGCCTTACCCTCGTCTGGTGCAATGTCGAGGTGGCTGCAACTGCGCAAAGAGTTCTTTTGTACCCTCGGCCACGACAACGAGGGCTATTACATCCGGTGCGATCCAGAGCATTACGAGGTGATCAACGATGACAACAACCAAAGCAGCGCTACTGGCAGCAATTGACAACCTTCGCACACTGGTGCGCAATCTCCCTGACGATGACAGCGGCGGCGGCGAAGTCGGGCCGATTACTCCGGTCACACTGGCGCGGCCTCCGCTCCTTAATCAAGCATCGGCCTACGGGGCGACGGTGCGGCAGGTCAGCACGGAGCGGCCCTATTGGGCGATCACGGTCGCTCGGCACCTATTGCCAGATGAAAACAAGGGCAGGCGCTCGGTTTTCGTTCAGGTCTTTGACGCCAACGGCTGGCGGGTGCGCGATCCACGCCTACGCATTATGTGGACGTGGACTGGCCGCCAACCGTGGGAAATCGCCCCACCGGCTGCACTCGACAAAGTGGACGGGCCGTTGGAACTTGGCCACGGCAATTTGGATCTTTACTGGGGCGCACGCTTGTCTGTCTGGATTGAGGGCGATGGCCTACCCTCCGACGTGGTACAGAACCTTCACACCATGCACCCCGCGGAACTCGGCTTAACCAGCGAGAAGTGGAATTACGAAGGCCATCACTCTTTCTATATCCGCTTCCAGCGGGTGACGCAATAGGTAAGCCGCAGGGCAACGAAAATTCTCTTTTGGTATAAAACCATTGCTCGCCTATCTTTCGCTTAACGTAGACCGTTCTGTACAGTCAGTTTATGAGCAAACGACTAAAACGCTTGCGCAACGCAGGCCAACAAGGCAACTACAAGCCGTCACAACCCGAATTGCCGGAAGATTCGCATAGTGACAACGTACCAGAGGATTCAGATAGTACGGAATCCGCCCGATCTGCCTTGAAGCACTACGATTGGCATGGAGAGTACGAGGAGCTTTGCCAGCGGTTTAACTGGCGGATTGCGGCCTACATCGCCTGGATGTCGTCACCGCGTCGCCTGCGCAAGCCAAAGACGCAGAACGACTTGGCCCAAGCCATCGGCCTGAAATCAGACCGGATGTTCACGAAGTGGCGAGAGGCTCAACCGGAGATCGACGCAGAGGTCAAGAAGATCCAAGCCTCTCCCCTGTTGGCCTACCGCAGAGACATTTATGATGCACTGGTTGCCGGGGCGCTGGATGCGGAAAAAGGCCACCAGGATCGCAAGCTGGCCTTAGAACTTATGGGCGACTACAGGGCCAAGGCTGACAACAGTCCACAACTCGGCTTTGAGTTCACGGCGGATGAAGCAGCAGAGGCAGAAAAGGCGGTCGAGCAGTGGCAAAGAGAAGTACAGAGCAACCAGAGCGCGCCGAATGGCTAAAAAGCTCCCGGTCTGTTGCGTACTGGCTGCATCACCACGTTAGCATCGAGAATGCCAGTAACGGCGGCTGGGTGCGCTTTCTGCTCTGGCCTGCGCAGTTGGGTGTACTCGCTAAGCTGGCAACGTCTCGGCAACTGATCGTGCTAAAGGCGCGTCAACTCGGCCTAACCTGGCTCGTGCTGGGCTACGCGCTTTGGTTGATGCTCTACCGGCCATCGGCCACAATCTTACTGTTTTCACTGCGCGACACCGAAGCAATGGAGCTACTGAAGCGGCTAAAAGGCATTTACAACCATCTGCTCTACTGGTCACGCTGCCGCTATGTAGAACTGAGCAGCGCCCACGAATGGGTATTGTCAAACGGAAGTCGCGCCCTAGCTTTTCCAACCACTGGCGGTCGCAGTTACACGGCAACAATGGTGCTGGTAGACGAGGCCGATTTCATACCGAACCTGAGCGATTTCCTCAACGCGGTCAAGCCGACTGTGGACGCTGGGGGCCAAATCGTGCTGATCTCAACCGTGGACAAAAAGCAGCCGGTTAGCACATTCAAGGAAATCTTCAGGAGTGCAGAGAAGGGACTGAATGAATATGCCGCTATTTTCCTTCCGTGGTCAGCGCGTCCAGACCGTGACCAAGCTTGGTACAATCGCGTTGCTGCTGACGCTCGGAGCATGGGCAACGGCGACGACGATCTTTTCCAAGAGTATCCCGCTACGGTCGAACAGGCTTTGGCCCCACTGCAAAAAGACAAGCGGTTCCCCTTCGCCTGGATCGAAGCCGTTTCTGCGGACATTCAACCTATCGGCGGAGCGGGGCCGTCAATACCTGGTTGCGTCGTGTTTCACCGGCCCGTTGGGGGCAGGCATTACTGTATCGGTGCGGATTCTGCCGAAGGAAACCCAAACAGCGATGATTCTGTGGCGACTGTCGTGGACGCTCAGACCTGGGGCCTCGTGGCGATCCTGGTCGGGAAGGTCGAGCCTTCCGTATTCGCGGGATATATCGATCAGCTTGGTACTTACTACAATAGCGCGCCATGTATGCCAGAGCGTAATAATCACGGTCACGCAACCATTCAGAAGCTGCGCGACAATGGTCAAACGGCCATTCTCCTGGGCTACGATGATAAGCCGGGGTGGGCGTCTAATGTCAAAGGCAAAAAACTTCTCTATGACCTGGCGGCGGAAGTAATTCAACAGAAAGCCACGTCGATACCTGACCAAGAGACTCGTTTGCAACTGGCAAGTATTGAGGCATCAACGCTCCGGGCGCCAACTGGACTGCACGATGATTATGCCGACGCCTTCTGTCTCGCGCTGGCGGGTCTCAAATGGAATTACGTTGCCGGGGAGCAGTCAACAGAGGTGGCGGCACCTGATCCGCTGGAAGAATACGACCGTGGAACATTCTAATCACGAGGAAGGGGGCTTAACCGATATGCTTGGGCGCTTTATGGAAATGCTTGTTGGCCGCCTGGGTCAAACCGGGGCAATCATCATCCTGGGCTTATTGACCATCGGCTTTTTTGCCCTGCTGGCCGCTGGCACTGACGGGGAATCGCTAGGGAGAACCATTGTATGGCTGCTACAACTGGCGCAATGAACTGGTATCAACGGCTGATTGTCGGTCTCGCTGCCTTCGCCAAGGTCAAGCTGGTGCAGGTCGGCAAAGAGGGCGACGGCGTGAGCGCGCCTTTCTCCCCAGCCGGCACGACGCTAGACAAGGATTGGCACGAGTTACTGGCCGATCAGACCGACGCGCGCGAGGCATGGCGTACCAACCCATTGGCCAAGCGGCTGATCGGCCTGACAACTTCCTACGTGGTTGGCCCTGGCATCGCCCTATCCAGCGAGTACGGACCGCTAGAGAAGTTCATTCGCGCCTTCTGGTATCACCCGTCCAACCTCATGGACTTGCGTTTGGATGAATGGAGCGACGAACTTGCGCGGGCTGGCGAACTGTTCCCGGTGCTGTTCACTGGGCCTGACGGCATGTCGGAGGTGCGCACCGTTCCCGCAAGCCAGATCGAGCAAATCCAGTGGCGGAACGGCGACTACGAGACCGAGTTAGCCTATCGCGAGACCACCGGCCCCGGCGAACCTGAAAAGTGGTGGATCTCGCCGGCAAACATTGCCGCCTATGATAGCGATGCGGATGGCCTACGACCCTGGATGCTTCACTTTGCCGTTAATCGCCCAATTGGCGCTATCCGCGGCGAATCCGATCTCGCGCCGATCCTCACCTGGCTACGCCGCTACACGGGCTGGCTTGAAGATCGGGTGCGTCTCAATGCTGCTGTTCGGGCCTTTGTCTGGATTGTCTACGCTCCTCAGCGGCTCATGAGCGATTTGCGGCAACGCTACGCACGACCGCCGCAGCCGGGCAGCGTCATCATCGCCGAGGAGGGCGCGGAGAAGTGGGAAGCGGTTACGCCGAATCTGAATGCACGCGACGCCAAAGAGGACGGCAAGGCGGTACGCTGGATGATTACAGCGGGTGGCCCTGGCACAACGCTTGGTGACTTGGGTGAGGCCGAAGGCGAAGGCATGAAAGCCGGGAAAGACACCGATGAGCTACGCAGGCGCTTTTTGTTGCGTCGGCAGCGCTATTTCGGCCATATCCTATCCGTGCTGACCGTCACCGCCTATAACCGTTGGCTAGAGGTCGGCAATCGCCGCCACCGACCGGCGACGGTGCAGGATATTACCGTACATGCACCGGATATCAGCAGCGTGGATAACGAGAAGTTAGCCGGGGCAGCGGTGGATCTGGTGCAAAGCTTGCAGGGCCTGGGCCAAATGGTGGGCGATAGCGAGGCCCTACGCCGGTACGCGGTGCGCCTTTACACTCGCTATGTTGGTGAGGATGTGTCAGACAGTGAATTCGATGAACTCTTGAAGGGAGTAAAGGAGCATGACAGAGCGGTTCAAGACCCTGCCAACCAAGGGAGCGGCAACGGTGGACAGAGCAGCGCGGGTTATCCGTGGCGTCTCCCTGGCGCAAATGGGCGAAGCGTTGGGCCATGATGTTGACTTTGATGCGACGACGCTATCCACCATTGTGAGTAAGGGTAACGGGAAAAAGGCGGGAGTCAAATCGCGCTTTACTCACCCTGGCTTATCCGCGGATGGTATGGGTAAATTTGTTGGGCGGATCAAGGATCTCCGAATGGATGACGACAAAGCGAAAGGAGATCTCTACTTGGCGCAAAGCGCGTCAAGCTCACCCCAAGGTGACTTAGCCGAATATGTTATGGATCTGGCCGAGGAAGATCCAGAGTCGTTTGGGCTGTCGGTTGTGGTGCGCAAGGTCAAGTACGCCTGGATCGATCCTGATACCGGCGTGGAGGTCGAGCAACGGCCCCTCAACAGCCAGCAGAAGCGCCCATACCTACGCTTTGAGGAGTTTTCCGCCTGCGATGTTGTAGATGAACCAGCGGCTAACCGCGACGGACTTTTCTCTTCGTCGCTATGGGGTAGCAATCAGACCGCGGAGGCCGCTTTCATAGAGTTAGACGCCATGCTAGCGCGACACGGCGTCGATCAGGCGAAAGCCTGGGAAGTTGCGCAAAAATACTTTAACGCTCGTGGTGTCGATATTCAGAAAGGATCTAATCTCGTGGAGCAAGAAACCACCACCACCACACCCGCCGATGCTGGCCAACCTGGTCACACCGGCACCCCTGACGCTGCTGCACCGAATCCCTGGGCAGTGGCGCTACAGAATTCGGCACGCGACGCCATGTTGATGGCCTCCGGCTTGCCCAAAGCGGCGCAGGACAAGCTGAAAAAGCAGACCTTCGCCACGCCTGACGGCCTGGCCGATGCGATTGAGGACGAACGCACTTATCTTTCCGCCTTCACCCAAAGCGCGGTCAAAGGCATGGCGCCGATCATCACCGAGCGGGATATGATCGTTCAGCGCGATTACTACCAAAACGCTTGGGATTGGATGTTTGGGGCCAACGTGGCGATGCCCAAGCCATCCATGCGGAATCTGGCCGGCCTGTATGTCGCCATGACCGGCGATTCCAACTTTTGGGGCGTCTTCAACCCCGAAGAAGCGCAGTTTGCCGAAGCGACGACCACCGCAATGGCTGGCATGGCTGTTAATGCGCTGAACAAGACAATCAGCGCGCATTATGACAACATGATGACCTACCGCTGGTTCGAGCAGGTCGTTGACGTGGTTCCACACGATGGCAGCACACACGACATTCAAATGATCTACGTGGATGGCCTGGGCAATCTTCCCACCGTGAGCGAAGGCGCCGCCTACACCGAAGCGACTCCCGGCGACAGCAAGGAGAGCATGAGCTTTTCCAAGCGCGGGCGCTACATTGGCATCACTTTGGAAATGATTCGCAAGAGCGACATTGTACGGATGCGCGCCATCCCGAAAGCCCTCACGCTGGCGGCAGTGCGTACCCGTTCGGCGGCGATTGCCGGTCTCTTTACGCAGGCCACCGGCACCGGCCCCACCCTGGCTGATGATAGCACGGTGCTTTTCCATGCGAATCACGGCAACCTCATGACAACCGCCTTCTCTGCCGCTGCCTGGGCATCCATGCGCCAAAAGATTTGGGAACAAAGCGTTCCCGGCACGTCGAACCCGCTGGGCATGTGGCCGAAATACTGCCTGGTGCCCATCGAGCTATTTGACCTCGCTTTGACCACCTTCGGTTGGGGCGCTGGCGCTGACATGGTTGGCCGCCCAACGAGCGCGGGTACGGCTCAAGAGGGGAATATCTACGGCGAGACCCGCATGGGCGACCCGCGGCCCGTCCCGATCCCTGTGCCAGAGTGGACAGACACCAACGATTGGGCAGCGGTGACCGATCCGAAACTGCACGCGCCGATCTGCATGGCTTACGCCGCGTCGCAGGGTGGCGGCTCCCATCCGATGCCGGAGATCTTCACCGTGACCAGTGAGACGAGCGGGCTAATGTTTACCTCGGATACTTTGCCGGTTAAGGTGCGTGATTGGTTCGCTTACGGCGTGTCTACCTACATCGGTATCGGCAAATCCAACGTCTAATTTTGAGTTGAGCGAATGACGAGGTGATCGGGTTGCCGATCACCTCCTGAGAAAGGATACGACAATGCAAGGAATGCGCTTTGCCGTGACAGTGCATCTTCACGGCACCCTGGCGGCTAACGCCCGCGGTGAGTTCAAATTGCCTGTTGGGGCAACCCTGGAAGCAGTCTCGATCTCCAACAGTGCGGCAACCAATGCCTTACTCGACGTTGGCACATCGGCGGATCGGGACGGCATCTTGGATGGCGTTGACTGTGGGGATAGTGGTACGCCAACACTCTTTACCTCGGCCAACCACAACGGCGCCTTGGCGACCGCCAACCAGCCCTACCGCTTTGCCAAAAGCGACATTGTCGCTTGGGATCTAGACTTTGACGGCGCTAGCGGCACGGCTGCGGCTAATTGCCAAATCGTCTTCTATTTCCTGGAGGGCTAAACTTCTCCGGAAGCGGCAACAATGACGATGTTTACCGGCGTCACTCGGTCGCAATGCCGATGACGCCGGAGCGACGAAGGAAGGTGTTATGCTCGACAAAATTGCAAATGGCGGCGAGTTTGATGCTGTCGCAGCCGTGCGCGTGCTGGCAACGGAGCTAATCAAATTGTCGGCGGCACTGGCTGAACTGCTGCCCCCACAGGAAGAAAAGCAGGTCGCGCCAACGCTGGCCGAAGTGCTTGGCAATAGCCGCTTGGCGTCTGCTCTGGCCAAGGCTGGCTTTGCCACGGTAGAGGCCGTGCGCAATGCCCCCGACGATGATTTACTGGCCGTCTCTGGTGTCAACGAAAAGGGCCTCGCCCAGATTCGGGAGAAACTTCTACTATGAACATCTACAGTGGACAAATCACGGTAGCAACCGCAGGAACCGCCGTGCAAGGTCCCGATGTACCATTCGTTGCCGGGGTGGCTGTCAAGGCGCATCCTGACAACACAGATACGGTCTGGGTCGGCAACAACGGCAGCAACACAGTGAGCAGCGCCAACGGCTTTCCGCTCAACCCCGGCGAGGGCGTTGTTCTACCTGGCAACCTGAATCAATACTGGTTTAATGCCGATGTGTCTGGTGAAAAGACTTGCTGGCTGACGGTGCTACGATGATCGATAGACTTCTTGGCGATGGGCCGCTATTGCTCGGCGGCGTTGGGCGCCGCCAACGACGCAATCCCTGGGCAGGCGCAACGTGGGCCGTGAGCGGCGGCAACGCGTACAACGTGCCGACGCTGGGCAGTGAGTTGCTAACGAATGGCGACATGGAATTAGACAGTAGTTGGTTTAATTTTGTCACACCAACGGCCAACGAGCGTAGCTCTGCACAGGTTCGCAGTGGATACTCGCGTAGATGGGTTAGTGATGTTATTGGCGACGGCATTTTATCTGCAAATTTCTCGATGAGCGCATTTGTCTGGTATCACCTAGAAGGCTGGCTATATGCAGCGAGTCTAGCAATTACTGTTGCACGGAATAATGGCGCCGTCGCCGACTTCACACAGACAATTACCCCGATCAGTACATGGACACCAATTCGTATGGGGGTGCGCGCCATTTCCAGCGGCAGTAACGCCATCCGTATCCAGGCGTCAACCGCAGGCGCTGCCAACGAACATTTTGCGGATGATTTTTCTGTTAAAGCAATTTCATTGCCAAGCCTGTTCGCCACCATCGCCGGCGCGTCGTCCACCCAGACCGCAGCGGCCAAAATCGCCGCGTTGACCACTAGCACGCAGGCGGGCGTTGTCTCGCTACTGGATAGCGCCAGTAGCCCAGCTAATTTCCTGATCGCCTACCACGATGGCAGTACAGTCAAACTAGACAAGTGCGTTGCGGGCACCTACACCAACCTGGTTAGCGTGACGGTTGCTTTCAGCGCCAACGCCCAAATCGAAATCAGGCGACCGTCTGGCAATACCTTTCAGCTTTGGTATAGCGGCACGCAACGCGGAACCGACCAGACGGTCGCCGACGCCGGTATCATCAGCAACACGCGGTACGGATTGTTTTCAACACACAGCGCAAACACATTCAGCGAGTTTTCGCTGGACGGCGTCGTGATTCCGTTTAATTTGCCAGGAGCATAACATGGCACGAGCATTTGGTACACGCAACACAAGCGGCGACGGCACCGCCGTCAT